ATCTGGAACACCAAGTACGGCAGATGCCTTTTGAATTTGATTAAATGTATCTTGTGTAAAAGTAAACTCTACATCCACAGAAGGCATTGTAATCTCAGTCTTTGGTGTAGTCACCACAGAAGGGTCACTAAAGAAGTAATTCAAAGAACTGCCACCACCCTCTTCATTCAATTTTACAGACTTATCTGCAAAGTCCAATGTTGGACTCTTGAATAATGAAAGTGCAGACAAGAATTCGTTCAAGTCATAGATTGCAAACTCATCATTGAATGTATCTGGAATAGTTGCCTTTGCAACAATGTTCTTCATTGCTGACATTGTATTAATAGTATTACCAGACTTCACCAGAAGGTTTTGGTTAATGGTTGAGAAGTTCTTTAGAACATCTCTCGTGTCGCCGCTTAATTGCATCATAATTTATTTCTCCATTGTATCGTGATTATGTAGAGCCATTATACCATAATGGATCACCTTTAGCAAGTCATTTCTGTTCTTGCCATCTTTTTTTCCGTACCGTTGACTATACTTGAGTATATTGCCGATACAAAAACCTTCGCCATGACCAGAATCCATAATGAATTCGGTGGCTTGAAACTTGTTGTGGGAATAGTGAGCGTCATAGGTTTTGTCTATGTACTCTTTGAGTTCGTTCAGAAGACGGTCTTCTGAATACTTGTAGTCGATTTCTTTCACATTCACATCCTATAATTTTAGTTATTACTAACTATAACATAAAAGGGCACCTCTGTCAAGAGGCGCCCAGCACTTTTATAACATTATTTAATTTCAATAGTACGAGGTTCCTTATCCTCTGGGATAACTCTTTCCATTGAAATAGACAAGATGCCATTTTCCATGTTCGCTTCTTTTACAACAACATCATCTGACAACGTGAATGCACGTTTAAATGAACGAGCAGAAATTCCTTTATGTAGATATTCTGTATCATCCATATCCATTTCGGATGTTCTCAAATCAATCGAACTAATGTTCAATCTATTTTCAGACATACGAACTTCAACATCTTTTTTAGAAAAGCCTGCAACTGCAACTTCAATAAGAAATTCAGTATCAGACTTCTTGATAATGTTGTATGGGGGATAGTTAGTTTGTTGTGTAAAGCCTGACGCTGAGGTTAGACTATCGAACATTCTATCGAAACCGATAGAATAAGTATTGATCCTAGTTGGATCGAGTGCTGCGTAATTTACCATTTTTTTTCTCCTTTAATTAAGCAAGATAAATTGTGATACCCGATTATCGGCATATCACTACTATATATAAGAATTGGCAGGGGATTTTTCAACCCCCCACCAATCTTTTTTATGCCGCATCGGCATACTCAAGTGCTTTATCTAAAGCGTTGAGTTTCACTTTACGGTTACGTCCGTACCAAGCAGATTGTAATCTACCATCGTTAGAACGTCCCTGTAAGTGGTCTGTCATGTTGGTGACAGAGTTGAATGCAGTCCACCATGTACCCTGAGCAAACTCAGCGCCTGGTTGTACATTCAAATTCTCAAAAGCAAGTTTTGAGTTACGAGAAGTAAAGGGCAGAACACCTTCTACTTTCTCTTTCGCAGGCGCACCAAACACTTCGTTGAAGTATTGGATTACGTTTTCTCCAGTTGCCTTTTTAGAACCAAGAAACGCAGCCATTGATTTGTACTGTTCCATCTTCTCACGAGCAATACCCATCTGTTCTTTTACTTCAGCAGGGTCAAATGCCTTACGGTGATTTACCGTAACCATTCTATCTGCATTCTGTGATAGAGACAGTGTTAGAGTATTATTACATACCACACGAATTGGTGTCATACGAATATTAATCGCCTTACCAAACTGGTGTGGGTTAGTGAACAAGAAGTAGTTGTCAGTAACATCACCCTTGAACAATTCAAAAGACTCTTTTGTTTTTGCAAGAGCCCACACCATCTGTCCATCTTTCAATGAACCAGCAGTGTGCATCTCCATGTCACCAGACATGCAGTACTCGTGGAAAAACTCAAACGCTTCTGAGTTCTGTACTGGATTCCAACCAGTACCAACAACATCTAATACAGAGTTGTCAGAGGTACGAACAAGCGCCTCTTTGTTTTTAATAGGAACACCTGTTGCAGTAACAAGTGGTTGTTTCTCTACTGTCCAATCAAGTCCAGCAACCTTTTGGAACTGGTCTGGTGTCAACTCTCGTTCTACCAAAGTACCTAGTCCATGCCAAGGAAGTTCCCCAACATACGCCATTTGCGCTTTTCCGTCAATCATTTCAAGTTCATGTGCCATTATATATCTCTCCTAGAGGTTTGTTTTTCAATCTTACCTATACAGTATACATTGTTTTCACAACAAAGTCAAGATGTTTTTAAAACTTTTTTGACTTTTTTTCAGACTGTTTAGGTTGGTTTCTCATCATTACCTATACAGTATACCTGTTCTTAGAACAAATGTCAAGACATTTATGTAACTAAATGTGAGAAATTTTTCTCTTTCTTGAACTGAACTATACTTCTGAACTTGTCAAATAGCATATCTTGTTTGTGGGAAATAACGAACACGTTCTGGTCTGAGAACGTATCTAGGATTTTGAGGAAGTCATCTGTACCAGAGCCATCTAAAGAGGAATCAAAGATTTCATCAAGGATTAGTAGGTTGGTGTTAGTAGAGTTCTTCATCTTTGCGATTGCACGCCATGTGAATAGTAGTGCAAGGTCGATACGCATCTTCTCTCCTTCAGAGAAGGATGCATAGGAGAATTCGTCACGAAAGCGTGACTTAATAGTTTCGTTGAAGTTTTCATCCAAGTTAAACTGTACATAGAAGTCCATAGAGGAAAGATATGTATTGACAAGCTTGTTCATAATAGGAAGGTATTGTTTTACTATCTTTGTTTTGATACCAGTATCCTGTAGAAGATTTCTTGCAACATCAACATAGAACTTGTCCTCATTCAACTTAGACTTTTGTTCTTCAATAAGTTTAATCTGTCCTTTGAGTTCAGCAAGTTTTACCTTATCTTCATCCGATACTCTTCCGTTTTCATACGTTTCGATATCTTTCTGAAGTTTGGTATTGAACTTTTCTAGTTCTGAAATAGAAGAACGAATCTTTGCAATTTCAACATCATGTTTTCTAAACGCTTCTAGATTTTCTCTGATGGTTTCTAGTCGTTCTTGTTCTTCTCGTTCCATTCGTTTGGCGTCTGAGATTGCTCTGTTAAGTTCTCCGACTTTGGTGTTCCTAGCTGCAATCTGCGTCTGCTTTGTTGCATCCGTAATATCTTGCTCGCATGTCGGGCATTCTGCGTTCTCCTCGAAAAAGTTAATCTGCCTTTCATATTCACCTCTTTTGTTCTGTAGAGCTGATTCTGTTCTACTTAGTTTACGAATCTTTTCTTCTAACTTAATCTTCTGTTCACTATCATATGACAAAGACACTTTTGCCTTATCTAATAATACTATAGACTCATTCTTAGATTTTATTGATTTTTCGTTTCCAGATATTTTAGACTTACTCTCTTCAATGATTGAAGATTTATTTTCAATCACATCCTTAATAAATCTCTCTTGAAGATTCGCCTTCTCTCTGGTTAAATCAAACTGATTTTCAGTGTTCCGTATATTCTCGTTTAGTTCTTTTGTTTGATTCTTTAATAGGAAATTCATCAAAGAGAAAATCTTAATGTCTAGGATATCCTCAACAACCTCACGGCGTGCTTTAGTAGCAAGTTGCATAAACGGCACGAATGTAGAAGAACCTAGAATAACAACCTGTGTAAAGGAACGATAGTTCAATCCCATAATTTGTTGTTCTAGATATTTCTGATAGTCCCTCGCATTTGCATCTTGGTTAATCATCTTATCGTTAACGTAAACCTCAAACTTATTAGGCTTGATACCCCTAACAACCTTAACGTCTTTACCGCCCACGTTAAACTCAACCTCAACCACAGAACCACCGTTATTCACAGTGTTTACCAACTGTTTCTTGGATATGTTTCTGAAAGGTTTATTGAACAAACCAAAACACAACGCATCAAGAATGGTAGACTTTCCAGCACCATTCTCACCAATAATCAGAGTAGATGAACTTCTGTCCAACTGTATTTCTGTAAAATTATTCCCTGTGGACAGGAAGTTTTTCCACCGCACAAATTTAAATGTAATCAAAGTTCCAAGTCACTCGCTTCTAAGTATAACGATTTCATCATAGATGTTAGTCTGTCTTTATCTAACTCTACATCCAATTCATCAATATATCGCTCCAACACTGTCATAGTATCTTCTGCATTCTCAACAATCTCATCAGACACATTAGATGCATCCAACTCACTAAAGTCCTCTACAATCTTTACCTCATGGGCTCCAGATTCGGACAACACTTTGTCAACAAACCTATCGAACTGATAGATATCTTTTTTATTGACAACGACTATTCTAACATACTTATCCCTTAATGTCAATACATCAAAGTCAGAAAAATCCTTAGTACTATCATCATAGTATACTTTTTCGAAAATTGTGTGGGGATTGACGATACGTTCAAGTTCCCTCGTGTTCGTATCAAACACATGGAATCCTTTTGGACAACCGTTATCAGACCAAGTCATTTGATATGTGTTACCAAGATAGAACACCTGTCCATCGTCAGATTTCTTGTGGAAGTGTCCACTGAATACTGTATCAAATTTACTTAGAAACTTTTTATCGTATCCACCTTCTGCAAAGTGTCCAGCGTGCATCTCAAACCCATTAATCTCTAAGTG